AAGAGGGGCCGCGGGGGCTTGTGCGGTAGTGGCGTGTAGTCTATCAAGCGCTTGGGTGAGTGACGAAACCTTAGCAGCCGCCTCATTGGCGCGGTCAACTATGGTCTGAAACTCTGGAGTGTTCATCGGCGCACCGACGCTCGAAGCGCTCAGCGTGCCTCTGGCGCCACCCCCAGGGCGTGGCATGATCGCCCGATGCGCTGCGATCATGGCTGCCTCGTTCGCGCGCAGTTCTGATAGGCGAAGGCTTGCCGCCGTCCTCTCGGAAATCAACTGCCCTTCCGTCAGTCCGATCAGGCTTGCACGGTATGCATCGGCGGCCGCGGCGGCGGCCAGCGCATCCAACTTGTTCTTGGCCCACATGGCCGAAAGCGCTGCCAGCGCGATCAAGATCGGCCCCCCAACGGCTATCACGGGGAGCAGGCCAATCGCCAGTGCACCCGCAAGGGCTGTCACTGCCGTGGTAAGTGAACTGATAATGAGAATAAGCGGTCCGGCCACTGCCGCCACACCAGCAATCGCCAACCCCCATTTGACGGTGTTGGGGTCGAGCGTCCGTACCTTTTCGAGCATGGACGAAAGGCCCTCAATCAGGGGCACGATCACGGGAAGCAGTTTCTCGCCTATGGCCACACGCGCCTTGAAGATCGCGTCCTCAAGATTTTCGAAACTGTTTGCGGCTCCGCCCGCCACGTGCGGGAGTCTGTCCAGTTGGTTTAGTAGCAACGTGAGGAACTGATCCGTGGACAGGTGCAACTTCTGGATCTGCTCCGGGTCCACCGTACCAAACGCCTTGCGCAGCGCCTCGCCAACGGCCGGGGCTGCTTCGATGATCGGACGCAGGTCTGAGCCCAGCACCCTGCCCTTCGCCGCCAACTGGCCCAACTGCGTCGTGATCGTATCCAACTGCTGCTTACCCCCACCCGTAAGGGCGATGGCGTTACCGAACGAGCGCAGCGATCTCTCCGCCAGCGCTACGTTCAGACCAGCCGCCTGCAACCGGATTGAGCCTTGGATCGCTTCCCTGAATCCTAGGCCGGGCAACTTCGCCACGTCCTCTAGTCGCTTCAGTTGCTCCTGTGCCTTCGCGCTGGACCCCGCCACTGCGGTCAATCCCCGCGTGAGGCTGTCCATCTGCGCAGCCGCGGTCACAGTGGACGCGCCGAGCGCTACGATTGGCAGGGTGACGCCGATGGTGAGCGTACGGCCCACGGACGCGATCTCGCTGCTCATGCGGCGAAGCGCGCCCGTGGCATTGTCCAGCCCTTTTTGCAGGCCAGAAATGTCCGCGTTTACCTTTACGACCAGCTCCCCCAAAGTAGCCACTGCTACACCCCCTGTATCTACGTCTAGGGGCACCGTGGACCGGCTCTCGCTACAGTCCTCCGATGCCCCAAAACACCTGCGGATGCTTCTTCGCCATCGCCGCCAGCTGGTAGTACCTCCGCTGCGATAGCCTCTCCCCTAGCTCGTCGGGGACGATACCGAAACGGACGGAGAGGAGGAGGAAGAATTCTCCGTCCGCGCCAATTTTCCCAGCGTCTCAGCCGGGGTTTCGTCCACGCCAGAAAGCTTGGTGGTCTTTTGTACGATTGACACCAGATCGTCCTGGTGGAATGCGCCGATGGCGTCCAGGTCTTCCTGGCTGTGCGGCGTGTACACTAGTGCGCCAGGGGTTTCGGGGTCTTCCAGACACAGCGCAACGGTAATCAACTGGCGCTGTGCTTCTGTCGCTGCGTTGATGCGCAGCAGCGCGCCGCTCATCAACCCGCGTACCGTGACCGTCTCACCCGACTTAGGGAGCGTAATCGTCTCGCGCTCTACAAGTGACGCGTTCTTCGCCTTGATCCGGTCCTTTAATCCCATGTGTCGGTTACGCGAGGGTTACGGTGGTGGGCGAGTCGTCTACGCCCTCGAAGGAGAAGGAGCGGGAGATGATTTCAGTGCTGGCGTCCAGCGGCAGGTTGTGAGCGGTGATGCTCGCCTCGAACTGCTCCACCTTGGCGCCAGTCGCGGTGCCGTCGGGGCAGAACTGGAGGAATACCGAAGAGCCGTTTCGCTTCGCGGTCTTGAGGATCTCCTGCCCGGTGGTGTCTCCGCTGTCGAAATAGACGGTGATGTCGCCGGAAAGGGTGGAATCGCCGGGGCGTCTGATCTGTCCGCCCAGGAACTTCAACTTGGAAGCGCCTTCCTGTCCCTCATTCATGTTCGCGGCAGTGATTTTGCCGATGCTGGTGTACGTCCCTCCTACCGTAGTGGAGACACGCACGCGGGAGTTGACCGGATCGAACGGGAATGCCATGCGTCTACCCTCGCTTCGGTGTCAGGTCAGTCGGTGCGCGCGGCATCCTTTACCCGCGCTGTGATGTCTTCCTTACTCCCATCGGATGGTATTCCCAGCGTTCTAGCCCGCTCCACCAGTTCAGTCTTATCCAGCTCATCCGCCTCACGCGCCAGCCGCCCGCGTTCGTTGTATCGGTTAGGCATGACAATGGACACGAACTCCATTGGCTCCGCATTCGAGGTTGCTGGCTTGTGCTTAGTGCTCATGCGCTCTGCTCCGGTGGTGTGTCGTCGTCTCCAAGGGTCCGTGGACCGCGTGGCTTCGCTTCTACGTCCTGCGGCAGGGTGGAGAGGAGCGCATCCATGCTGGCGACGGTGGCGGCGGCCTGTGCGCGGGCTATCATCGCCTGTCGGCGCACGGCTTCGACGTCCACGCTCATGCTCCCATCGCAAAGGCTCTGAAGCGCAGCGGCGCGGTGCGCCCGTTGCCGTCCGGCAGGATGAACCCCGTTTCGTACCGGAGCCCCACGCTACCCATTCCACCGCCCAGCGTCAGGTCCGTCACAAGTGCAGCCTGAACGGCTGGGATGATCGCAGCGATCTCGTCAATGGCGTCCAACCCGCTGTGCACATGGACCAGCACCGTATCGCTGTATCCAGCACCCCCCAGCACGAACCGGCTGGATTCCGTGGGGGAGTCCACCGTCAGGTTTGGCTTTGCCGTGCCCGTAGGGACGGAGCCCTCCCAAATCCTGTCATCCACCAGCGCACCGACGCCGCTATCCGCCTTCAGCCGGTCCACCAGTGCCTTGACGATCAATGCCATCGCACTCATTTGGCAGACCCTTCGATACTGCGCCGAAGCGCCGCCCCGATGTCGGATTGCACGTGTGGCTGCATCGTCTCGTGAGCGGGGAACAAGGACGGTTGCGCTGGACTGTTGCTGGTGCCTAACTCGACAAAGGGCGGGTAGAAAGGCAACCCCGCTTCCGCGAAGTCTTCAGGCTTCCACCCCACCGTGTACGCCCTGCGCTCTGGCGTCAGTTCGTAATCCAGGTGCTCTCGCATGAAACCGGTATCTACCGCGCAAAGTTGGCGTGCGAGATCGCGCGTGTCCTTCGCTCCGCGTTCCATCGCGTCCCCGATCTCCGCAACCGCAATCCGGTCGAACGCCCGCAGGTTGGCAACCAACCCGGTTACTCCCCGCACCTCGAATCCGCCGCTCATACCGGCCTCACGATTGCCTTGCGATGCACGGCGAAGGTGCTTCTCGGAACTACCTGTTCCACCGTGTACTCCGTCGTGGTGCCGTTGCGGGCGGAAACAACCGTTACCCGATCATCACCCGAAATCCCTACGTCTCTCGGAATGGTAAGGGTTTGCCAATCTTCGGTGCGCAGTTCGCCGGCAATCACGCCTTCGAGGTCTTTCAGCGAAAGAGGAGATACGCGCCCGATGGTGCTGACGTCGCTTCCTTCCGTTGTCGTCTTGCCCCCGTACGCGCTCTGAGAGACTGTCGCCGGATGGATCGTCACCGTGTCCAGCATCTCCCCTTCGGAGAGTGCTTGGACCTGCGGCAGGACTGGGGAAATGATGCTCATGTCAGAACACCGACTGGAATGCCACCGACTGCGAAGCGCGGGGAGGGTTGTCGATCACCACCATGGGAACCACGTCCGCCACAGCCGTTTCGTACTCGCCTAGCCAGTACTTGAGCCGCGCCGCGAAGATGTCGCGCTGGTCTTTCGCCCACGCCGCGGAGATGTCACCCTTATCCACCGAAACGCTGTTCGGTGATGCGGCCATGGTGATGAGCTTGTCCCCGTACGCCAACCAGTAGGCGTAGGAGAGCGTAACTCTGTCGGCCCGCTCCGCCGTAGCGTCGCCAGGTACTAGTGCCGCCCCTGCCGCGATCCACACCGCCAGCAGACCGGGGAGCGCTCCGTCCGGCCACCAATCCGGATGGAGTTCACCCGTTCCTGCCGGCGGG